GGTAGATATTATGAAGTTACAGCAGCGTCAGCAGGATCAACAACAGTTAACATTCCGAACTATGCTGATGGTAGTTTTTCTCACACTTACGTTAGTGGCGGAACTATTACTATTGGCGGCATTAGTTACAATATAACTGGAGCAACATATACACATACTACAGGTGTACTAGTTCTAACACACAGCGCAAGCGGTACAGCAACTATTGGCAATGATGTTTTTATAAGCAACATTACATTTAGTTGTGTTGGCGGAGATGGCTTAGCATATAATAGAGTATTCCCAGACAACGGATATGCTTTCCGTTTTGCAGCAGATTTTGAAGTAACTAGTCGCTCACCGTACATTAAGAACATAACAGTAATTACAAAAGGTAGCACAACTACAGCAGAAGATCCAAGAGGCTTTAACGCAGGCGATGCTGGTAAGGGTGCTTATATTGATGGTGCATACGCAACGCCTAATTCTAAAGAAGCAAGCATGTTGTTCCATTCAGCAACATTTATTACACCAGGTGTAGATACCATTACTTGTACAAACGGTGTTAGAGTAGAATGGCTAAACTCATTTACATATTTTGCAAATCGTTCAATTTATGCATTTGACCGCGGACACGGTTTGGGAATGGAAGGTAAAACACGAATTAGATTAAGTGGAATTACTGGTACATTTGGCGCAGGCGAAACTGTTACATTTACATCAACAGACAATTCAACAGTTTATGCAAAAGCAATTAATGATGTTGAAGGCGACACGCTTATTATTAACGGTAAAGATGAAGATCTATTAGATTTTGACTGGACACCAATAAGCATTGTTAGTAGTGGCGGAGCAACAGCAACAACTATTGAAAATGTTGATATAAGAGACTTTGGTGCTGAAATACGTTTAATTGGATCTGCTTCAGTTTACGGTAACTATGGCTTAGTAGGTGACGGCCCGGGTGTATTAATGTATGCTATTGGACACAACCTTGCTTACATTGGTAACGGTAAAGAAGTTACAAACGATGCAAACACTGTAATACAAGCAAACGAAGTTGTTGAAAATAATAATGCACAAATTCGTTATAACTCAGTTGACCACAAAGGCGACTTTAGAGTAGGTGATTTATTCTACGTTAATCAAGAAACTGGTGCTGCTTCATTTAGTGTTAGCGACTTTATTATCAATACAACTGGCGGTGTTACATTTACTACAGGCGGCGATACTACATTTGTCGACGGTACTAAAATCGAAACAGGTGACTGGAGAATTAGTGGCAACACTATTCAAACACTAACACAAAATGCAAACTTTACCGCAGCAAGTGGACAAATTAATTTACAAGACAATGTTAACGTTACTGGTAATTTAGATGTTACAGGTAATGTTACAATTGGCGGTAATATTACAATTGGTGACGAAGATACTGATACAATTCAAATTGTTGCAGGTATTGATAGTGATATTATTCCAAGACAAGATAGTACTTGGAGTTTAGGTACTGAGACTAAAACTTGGAGCAACTTATTTGTCAATCAAATTAATGTTGATGGAATAAGAATTCGTGACAACTTTATTGAAAGTACAGAATCAAATGCTAATTTAGAATTGCGTACAAACGGTACCGGCAATATTTACATTCCTTCAAACGATGTACAAATTGATAACAACTTAACTGTTGACGGAACTGCTACACTTGCAAATACAAATATTTCAGGAACACTTACACTAGTAGGTGACTTTAACCAAACTGGTAATTATTCACTAACCGAAGATATGTCAGTTGGACAAAATCTAACTGTTGGTGCAGATGCACAATTTGAAGAAATACTAATTGATGGTAATGTTATTACTACGACTACTTCAAATGCAGATTTAGATTTACGTGCTGCTGGCACAGGTAACATTGTTATTCCTAATAATGATGTAAACATTACAAATGACTTAAATGTTACTGGAGATATTAGTGCTAATAATTTAACAGTAGCAGCAAATGTTACATCAAATGATGCTAATATTGGCGATGTACAAATTAGTGGCACAACTGTTGAAGCAACTGCTTCAAATGCAGATTTAGAACTAAGAGCTAACGGAACAGGTGATATACTAGTTCCAAGTAATGATGTTATACTTTCACAAGATTTAACTGTACAAGGCAACACAAGCCTACAAGGTACTTCGATTACTGGAACACTAACACACGTTGGAAATACTACGCAAACAGGTAATGTTACATTGTTAGGCGAATGGACTAACGGTGACATTTACATTGAAGATAATTTTATTACTACAACTGCTAGTAACTCAAACTTAGAACTAAGAGCAAGTGGTACTGGCGAAATACTTGTTCCAAACAATAACGTACAAATTGATAACAACTTAACTGTTAGTGGAGCAACTGATTTACAAGATACAACTGTAACAGGCACAATCACACATACTGGTGATACTACACAAACAGGTAATTATATAATTGCTGGTAGTTGGACAAATGGCGACATTCAGATAAATGGTAACACAGTTGAAACAACACTTTCAAACAGTGATTTAGACTTACGTGCTAGTGGTAGTGGAAGTATAATTGTTCCAACTAATAATGTTACATTTAGTCAAGCACTAACTGTAAGTGGTGCAACTGATTTACAAAATACTACAATTACAGGAACAATTACACATACAGGAAATGTTGTACAAACTGGCAACTTTGATATTGCTGGCGAAATTAGCAACGGTAATATACTAATTGAAGATAACTTTATTGCTACTACAAATAGTAATTCAGATTTAGAATTAAGAGCAAGTGGCACTGGTGAAATATTAATTCCAAATAACGATGTTAGAATTACTAATGATTTAGTAGTTAATGGAGACGCAACTCTAGGTGATACTACACTAACTGGTAATGTTAGCATTACAGGTGATATTACACAAACAGGTGATTATACAATTACTGCTAATGTTACTGTTGGTGGAACATTAACCGTTTCAAGCATTGCTCAATTTGAAGAAATTTTAATTGATGATAACGTTATTACTACAACTACTTCTAATACAGATTTAGAATTACGTGCTAGTGGCACCGGCGACATATTAATTCCAAACAATAATTTACATATTGTAAATGATTTATCAGTTGATGGTACAATTACTGTAGGCAATATTAATAGTGCAGGTACTGTTACTGCTAATACGTTTACTACTGGTGATATTCTAATTGACGACAATTTTATCACTACAACTTCTTCAAATTCAAACTTAGAGCTACGTGCTAGTGGAACTGGTGAAATATATGTTCCAACTAACAATGTACAAATTGATAATGATTTAACAGTTAGTGGTGTAACTGATTTACAAAATACTACAATTACTGGTACTGTAACACACGCCGGAAGTACTACACAAACAGGTAATATTAATTTAACAGGTAACTATGATGTTACTGGTACTGTAACCGTTTCAAGTGTTGCACAGTTTGAAAATGTAAACATTACAAATAATGTTGTTACTACAACAGAATCAAACAGTGACTTAGAATTACGTGCAGCAGGAACAGGCGAAGTGCTTGTTCCAAATAATGATGTTCATATTACAAATGATTTATATGTTGACGGCACAATTACTGTAGGCGATATTAATAGTGCAGGCACAATTACTGCTAACAGATTTAGCACTGGTGACATTTTAATTGATGATAACTTTATTACTACAACTACAAGTAATAGCAACTTAGAACTACGTGCTAGTGGTACAGGTGAAGTTTATATTCCAAGTAATGATGTTACTATCGAACAAGATTTAACAGTTAATGGAACTACAACTCTTAAAGGAACTAATATTGTTGGTAATGTTACACAAACAGGTAATGTTACACAAACAGGCGACTATAATTTAACTGGAGCATTAGATGTTGATGGAAATATTACTATTGCTGGAGCAGTACAGTTTGAAAATATACAAATTGCAGGCAATGTATTAGAAACTACACTATCAAATTCAGATTTAGAATTACGTGCCAATGGTGCAGGTCAAGTAGTTATACCAAATAATGATGTTGACATTAACGGAAATTTAACTGTTAATGGAACACTAACAGTTGGTGATATCGTAAGTACGGGACAAATACAAGCAAATACTTTTTATACAGGTGATATACTTGTAGACGATAATTTTATTACTACAACCACAAGTAATTCAGATTTAGAATTACGTGCTAGTGGTACAGGTAGTATTATAATTGACACATTTGATATTAATGATGCTACAATTAGTACTAGTGGAGATATGACTCTTGCTCCTAGTTCAGGATTAACAATTATTGATGCTACAGGTTCACTAAGGTTGCCAATAGGAACAACAGCAGAACGCCCAACAGCAGTAGCAGGACAAATACGTTATAATAGTGAGTTAAACCGTTTTGAAGGATATAACGGAACTAATTGGATTAATCTTAAAGGCGTTGAAGATTTAGATGGCAATACTAGAGTAACAGCAGAGCTTACTGAAGGTGCTAATGACAATGTTATTAGATTTTACAACGACGGAAACTTAACAGTTGATATAGATTCAACTAGGTTAAATGCTCTAAAAATAACCGTAGATGACATTCAGGTTGACGGTAATGTGATAAGTACAGTAACAGCAAATACTGATTTAGTATTGTCTGCAAACGGTACAGGTAGTGTTAAAATTGATAACATTTCTATTAAAAATAACACTATTTCTAACACAGTGTCAAACGCTGTTACTGTTTTTGAAGAAACAGATAATGGTTATGTTAAGTTTGACGGAACATACGGTATGGTTATACCGGTCGGCGGCAACGCAAATAGACCCCCGCTTGCATACACTGAAACAGGTCAAATGCGCTGGAACACAGATGCTCAGCGTACAGAAATTTACGACGGTGCTAACTGGGTGTCTGTTGCAGGTACTTCGAGTGGTATTAGTAGAGCAGAAGCTGAAGAACTTGCGTTTGAAATTGTATTGAGTTTAGGATAAAAGAATATGGCAACACTATTTAAAAATAAAGTAGTAAAACAAGTAGGAACACTACCTGTTGACATTTATGAGACTGATGCAAGTACTCGATCAACTGTTATTGGATTAAGTTTAACTAACTTAACTAGTTCGTTCGTATATGTAGATGTTTTAATACAAGACGATACTAGTGTAACAGGATACTATTTAAAAGACACAGTTTTGCCAGCAAACACAGCATTGCGTGTAGTAAACCAAGGTGAAAAATTAATTTTAGCATCAAATAATAAAATACAAGTTCGTGCTAGTGTTGACGATAGTGTTGATGTTGTCATGAGCTTTGTGGAGATTGTATAATGACGTATTATGTAGGTAATAACCCCCAAGACGTTTTAGACGGATTTATTAAAAGATATTTTTACGGACTTCGTAGAAACGAAGATGGTGAGTTATACCTAATTCGTGTAGACCAATTACAAGGTGCAGATAACGTTGCTGTTATTAACGACATTGGTGTATCGGCAAATAACTTTTTAGATTTTGAAGAAGGTATTGACTTTTTAGATGGCATTGATGCTGATAAGAACATTCGATATCCAAACTTAAGATACCCACAAATTAGATGGGACGGTAGATCTTTAGTTTATTACATTGATCCAACAGATGGACAATTTATTATGAGAATTTCGGAAGGATATAATTATCCTGAAAACATTTCTACACCTGGTTATGGCGAAGGCGTAGACGATCAGGTGAAAAAATAAGGGATAGAAAATGGCAGAGTTTAAGTTAGACAAATTTAAATATATATGGAGAGGTGATTGGACACCTTCTACTGAATATCTACGTGACGACATTGTTAGAGTAAACGGTAAAAGTTATGTTTGTATTGTAACTCATACTTCAACCGGTGCCTTCCAAAACGAATTAGAAGCAACTCTGCCAGGATCAAATCCACCACAACCATATCCACATTGGATAGTAATGACCAGTGGCAAAACTTTTATAGGTATTTGGACACAAGGAACAGCATATAACTTAGGCGATATTGTAATATTTAACGGTACACTTTATCTATGTACTGATTCTCACTTTGCAGGAAGTTTTTCAAGTGAAATAGGTTATTGGGAAATCTTTGCAATAGGGCAAAAGTTTGTTGGTGATTGGCAAAGTGGAACAACTTATGCCAAAGGCGGCATTGTAAAATATAATGGTAATGTTTATCAGTGTAAAAATGCTCACAGCGCAGGCGGAACTTTAGAAAATAATATTAACGATTGGGAATTATTTAAAGAAGGCATAGAATATAAAAGTGATTGGATAGCTGGAGATAATTATCGCAAAAATGATTTAGTACGTTATGGTGCAAACATTTATCGTTGTACAGAAACACATACTGCTAACACTTTAGTTTTAGATTTAACAAAATTTCAATTAGAGTTTCCGGGTACACAAGCAAACTTATTAGTTTGGGACTCTGAAACAGACTATCAAGAAGGTGATGTTGTACGCTACGGTGGCTATGTTTACTTTGCAACAGCAAACAATAAAGATGTTGACCCAAGTAGAAGTGCAGGAGATAGTACAACTGCTTGGGAAATACTGGCAAAAAATTCTAGTTTTGCAGGAGAATATGTATACGGTTCACGATATAAAACAGGTGAACTAGTATTAAGAGGCGGCTACCTTTACAGAGCATTAAAAGACGTTAATATATCTGACGGAAGCGATAGTACTTTAGATTATTTAGACGACAGTCAGTGGGAATTAGTTGCTACAGGTAATAAATGGTCAGAAAACTGGGAACAAGGTTCTCAATTTGCTGTAGGCGAAGTAGTATATTACAAAGGTAGTGCTTACAAATGTACATACGAACATGTTGCTACTATGGACAATGCTCCTGATAACGGAAGCGGCTATGATTTTTGGGATTTAGCAATTCAAGCAGGTCGTCCAGCAGGAATGCAGACTAAAGCAGATCTACTTACTTATGGAACAACATCAGACGGAAGTTCATTAGGAGACATTGCATTAGGAATTGGTGACAAAACACAATCATTGTCTGTAACAGAAGATTATGAAGCATTTTGGAGAAACTTTGCATATGATGCAGAAGCAGTTTATGTTTCAACTAAAGGTGACGATGTAGACGGAACAGGATTAGGATGGAAAAACGCATTTAGAACTATTAGACATGCATGTGAATATATTGAAGATACATTCCCTGCAGGAACACCTGCTAAAATTTTTGTAGCAGCAGGAAGATTTGAAGAAGTTGGACCTATTGTAGTTCCAGCAGGAACTGTTGTTATGGGAGATGAACTACGTGCAACTACTATTGTTGCTACTCCTGCTATTAATGAATATACAAATAACTATCAATATACTAAACAGCTTGATGTATATATTAGTGAATTTATTTTAGATATTATCTCAAACGTAAGAATTGAAAAACATCCAAATAACCCAGCAACTCAAACACTTGTTGGTGTTGCATCTGACCAACCTACTGCACAAGTTATATTAGACTTAATAGATCAATACGAAGAATTTATTGAATTTAGATTGCCATCTGAAAATGGCACTGTAGATCCTGTAGAATACGGAACTAATATACTAGCAACAGATACTGCAAGAATAGCAGCTTATCAACAGTTGTTTGCAAACAAAAAATTTATTGCAGAAGAAGTTTATGCAAGATTAGTTGAAAACAATCCAACAATAACATTTACAAAACGTTATCAAATGGCAGATGTGCAAGCGATGATTAGAGGTATAGCATATGATTTAAAATATGAAGGAAATCATAGAACATTATATGCAGCAAGACGTTATGCTAACTCAGCACTTGGATCTCAATTAGATGACTTATTCCGTATGAGAGACACAACCGGTTTAAGAAGTTGTACTACCGAAGGATTAACAGGTACACTTAACCCTCCGGGTGTATTTGATTTGTATCAAAGACCTACAGGTGGTGCTCTTGTAGCACTTGATCCGGGTTGGGGTCCAGACGACGAGCGTACATGGATTGTAAACAGATCGCCATATATGCAAGGTGTAACTAACTTTGGTACTGCTTGCTCGGGTTGTAAAATTGACGGTAACCTACATAACGGCGGTTTACGTTCAATGGTTGCAAACGACTTTACACAAGTTTTAAGTGACGGTGTTGGTGCGTGGGTATTAAACAATGCAAGATGCGAACTTGTATCGGTGTTTACATATTATTGTTCTGTAGGATACCTTGCAGAATCAGGTGGTGTTATACGTGCTACAAATGGTAACAACTCATATGGTAGATTTGGTAGCATTTCAGCAGGCGGTGACCCTACCGAAACACCTCAGTCTTGTACACTAATGAATAGAAACAACGAAGCACAAGTTGAAGCAGTATTTTCAGGTTTAAGCGACGACAGAATTTTAGCATTTGAATATTCAAATACAGGTGAAAACTATACAACTGCTACTGCATCAGTAGTAGGTGCTGGCGCTCAAGATGAAACAGAGTTTACAGACTTTAGAGATGGTGCATTGTTTAATGCTCGATTAATTAATACTTCAGGATCAGGTAGAGAAGGTGGTAGTAACTACCTAACAAGACAGGGTTATGCACAAGATACTCCAGATGCATCTTCAAGTATTATTATTTCACAATCAGATGACACACAATTCCTTTCAGAAATTGAAGGAATGAGAATTATTATTCTTTCAGGTACAGGAGCAGGTCAATACGGTTATGTTACAAACTATAATGCAGTGTCAAGGGTAGTAACTGTTGCTAAAGACAGCGACGGTACTCCAGGATGGGATCATATTGTTCCAGGCTATCCTTTAGAAGCAACATTTGATCCAACTACAAATTACAGATTTGAACCAAGGGTTATAGCAAATCATCCAGGATACTCTAGTGAAAATAAAACTATTGTAGATAAAACATTTGTATCAGCAGCATTTGGTGGTACTTCTGCATTATATAATGGACTTATTGGACAAACAGGTACAGGCGAAACATTTGGACTTGATCCAATTAATTCAACATGGCGTGTTAATAGAGAAGGACCTACTTACACTGTAACTGCTATAAATCCAGGAGCAGGATATGCAGTAGGGGATAGTATTACACTAGATGGTGCTAATTTAGGCGGAGCGTCAGGAACAAATGATATTATAATTACAGTAACAGCAGTAACAGACGACAGCTCGAACAGTATTGATGCGTTTACATATACTGGTACACCAATTGGAGGACTTTTTGTAGCTATTGATAATAAATCTACGTTATCATTCAGTGCAGATGGCGAAGTATGGCAAAATGCTAATTTAAGTTTTGATGCAGGCGCAGACAATTACATTAAGGTATTAGCAGAAGATAACAAGTTCTTAGCATTTGCATCTGGATTAAACACTTACAGCTATTCATTAACTGCTGAAACGTGGACTACTAGAAGTTTACCTATAACAAGAGAATGGTCAGATGCAGCATATGGTAAAAATACATTTGTATTAGTAGGAACTAACTCAGCCGAAGCACTTTATAGTACAGACGGCGGCCTTTCATTTACACAAACTGCAATGCCGCAATCAGATGATTGGGCAGTTGTTGCTTACGGTCAAGGAACATTTGTTGCTGTAACAAGTGGTGCAACACAAGATGTTGCAACATCAGACGATGGTATTACTTGGACATTGCAAAACGCTGTTCTTCCAGCAGCAAATACAGCATGGATAAGATTGCTTTATGGTAAAAATAGATTTGTTGCTATTGCAGAAGACGGAACTACAGCATATTCGTTAGACAAAGGTGTAACCTGGACAGCTGGCGGTAGTGCTAGTGATAGCGGAGCGTTTAATGTTAAAAACGGAATTTATGCACAAGGTGTATTCTTTAGTATTGGTTGGGCTTCTCAAGTAGTTGCAGGAGGTATTGTTCTTGAAGGACACGACGAATGTGTTACTTCTGAAGATGGAATTAATTGGACAACAAGAACTCTTAATTTATCGTATAAATGGCAAGCTATTGCTCAAGCACGTATTAATAACGAATCGTTGTTTGTAGTATTAGCACAAAATGCAACTGGCGGATTACAGCATGTTAAAACAGGTTGTCAAGCAAAATTAAGAGCGCAAATTGGTCAAGGTGCGTTTACAAATATGTTAATATGGGATCCAGGTAGTGGTTATGACGAAGTTGACAATCCTATGGTATTAACAGTAACAGATAACCAATTTGTTTCAGAAGTTGAAACTGATAACAGAATTGGCAACGGAGTAATAGCACAGCCAGACTTTGTAAATAGAGGCGGCGGCTATCGTGTAACAAGTACAACAGTTACAATTAGTGGTGACGGATATGCAGATATTATTCCTGAAGAAGGATATCTAACACTAGCAGGGGTAACAACAATTCCTGGACCAGGTGTTCAAATTAGGATTGATACTGTACTAGACGAAGAAACAGCAGATCCAGACGATTTAAAACTTTTTGCAGGTATTGAAATTGAAGATTTAGGAGATGATGGCACTGGAAATGGTACAAGACTTGTACAGTTTAGAGTTTCACCTAGACTACGAAATGAATATAACTTAGAACACGGAACCGCAGTAACACTAAGAAGTCGTTACAGTCAATGTCGTATTTCGGGACATGACTTCCTAGACGTTGGTACAGGAAACTTTGAATCAACAAACTATCCTGACATTTATGCAGGGGGTAACTATTTTGTAGCAGCACCTGAGAACGAAGTGCTAGAACAAGACGGCGGACGAGTATTTTATGTAAGTACAGACCAAGATGGTAACTTTAGAACTGGTGAACTGTTTTCAGTACAACAGGCAACAGGTATTGTTACTATTAGTGCTGATTACTTTGACTTAGACGGTTTGAGCGAACTAGCACTAGGTGGAGTTCGATTAGGCGGTTCAGGAACAGTAATTAGAGAATTTTCAACAGATCCAACATTTGCTGAAGATTCAAATAACGTTGTGCCAACACAACGAGCTATTGCATCATTCCTTGCAGATAGATTAAGTGTTGGTGGTGAAAACCTTGAAACAAACGCAGTCCAGGCAGGACAGGTTAAAATTGGTACTATTGATAATATTATTGATAGTGCATCAGATGGGTATATTAATTTTCCAGTTGATGTAGACATTTTTGGAACTTATACTGAGGAAGACGAATTTGGTATTGAAACAACTAAACCAGTTGCAGTTCAAGGAACAATTTACTTGATGCAACAATTAATGAAAGGTCCAGATGAGTCAGTGCAATAAAATGCACAGATAACGGCAATGGATAAATACAGTAACTTGGAGTTAAAGACAAATGGCAGAGTTTAAACTAGGTAGAATTAGATTTGTTTGGAAGGGTGATTGGACCGCTTCTACAACATATTATCAAGATGACGTTGTAAGCGTTGGTGGTAAGACGTACATATGTACTATTGGACATAGTAGTTCAGCAGACTTTTATTCAGATTTTGATATTGTACCACCAAAATGGAATTTGGTAGCAGACGGTCAAGCATGGAGAGGCAACTGGTCACCAAATACAGAATACATTTATAATGATATTGTAAAATATGGATCAGGTTTATACATTTGTAATACTATTCATACATCTGCCAATACAACAGGAACAGGTTCTTATACTGTAACTGTAGATACAAATGCCCAAAGTCCATTTAATAATGTATTTGTTTTAGACGGAACCCAATATCCTAAACTACAATTTATTGCAGGTTACACATATACATTTAATCAAGATGATGCGTCAAACGATACTCATCCATTACTGTTTAGTGAAACACAACACGGTATTCACAACGGTGGAACAGAATACACAACAGGTGTAACTTATTACCTAGATGGTTCTGCTGTTGCTGACAGCACAGCATACGTAGCAGGCTTTGATGCAGCAACTACAAGAGAAGTTAGAATTGCAGTAACTGGCGCAACACCAGATCCTTTATACTATTACTGTGCAAATCATAACAACATGGCAGTTGATGCTGATATTGATATTTCACTTGTTGGTCTTGAAACAGATGCAGAAAAATGGGATACATTTGGCGAAGGATTATCTTGGAAGGGTGATTGGACAACTAGTTTTGGCTATAAATTAAATGATATTGTTAAGTACGGTGGTACAACATATGTTTGTAACACTGCACACACATCAGCAAATTCTCTATCATTAGGACTTGAAAACGACCAATCTAAATGGGATTATCTAAACCAAGGTTTAGACTATAAGTCACAATGGGTTACTGGAACAAGATATAAAGTTAATGACGTTGTACGTTATGGTGCAAGTTTATGGATTTCAACTGCTTCTCATACAGCAGCTACATCGTTTGGTAGTGATAGTGCTAACTGGGAAAAGTTTGTAGAAGGATTCCAGTACGAAGGCGAATGGGACGCTTATGCAGATTATCAACCAGGCGATATTGTACAGTATGGCGGTTATCAGTATATTGCAAAAACAGATCACAGCGGAGAATTTCCTTCAACAAGTACAGCAAACTGGGATCTATTTACAGAAGGCTTCCGTTTCTTAGATGACTGGGCAGCAGACAGTTCAAACCAAGACTATAGAGTAGGTGATGTTGTACGTTATGGTGGTTATACTTATATTTGTATTCAAGATCACAATAACCAAGAACCACCAAATGCAACTTACTGGAAAAAATTTACTTCAGGTTTGAACTGGAGAGGTGCTTGGTTAGACGATCAACAATATTTTGATGGTGACATTGTACGTTACGGTGATAACTCATACATTTGTATTTTAGGACATATTTCAGAAGGTGATGATTATTCATCACTAGGTGGCGCACAAAATTCTCGCCCAGACTTAGACTTAACTGGTACCTACTGGCAGGTTGTTGCTGTTGGTACAGAACAATCTGTATTAACAACAAAAGGTGACTTAGTTTACTATAGCGGTTCAGCACCAGCGAGATTGCCAATTGGACAAGATGGCCAAATTTTAACAGTCAATGCTGAAGGACTTCCTAACTGGGAGTTCATTGGTGATACCGACGATGTTTACTATGTTGCAGGACACGGTAAAGATAACCCTGCACCAATTTATGGTAAAACAATCGATCGTCCTTGGAAATCAATACGTTATGCTACACAACAAATTGAAAGAGGAACAAAAAATCCTAATGCAGCAAAACTACTAGAAATTAACAGAAGATTTATTCAACGTGAAATTGTTGAATGGACAGATTATCAAATTGCTAATGCTGGCGTTGGTAGCATGTGGGAAAACTTAGACTATGATAGTTCAATGTGTGAAAGAGACATGGGCTATATTGTTGACGCACTTATTTGGGATATCAAACACGGTGGCAACGAGTATTCATGGGACGCTGCATATTCATATGTAGACACAGGATCGGCACTTTATACATTAGGACAAGAAGATCAAACTATTGCATCAATTAACTATGGTTTATCAGTTATTGAAAATGTACTTAATCAAACAGCACCTAGTGTTAACTATCAAACTACAAACGGTGATAATTCAACTGCGGTTGTAGCACAATGGTTTGATGCTAACATTTCTGCAGAAGATGTAATTTCGCACATTACAGAAAATGTAGGCATTATTACAGATACTATTGCTGAAGGCAATGAAAGAAGTATGCCTAAGAAATTAGTACCAACTACACTTGTTAAAGTTTCTACTGGATACTACAACGAAGTACTTCCAATTATTGTTCCAGCAGAGTGTTGTATTATGGGCGATGAACTTCGTGCAACAAACGTACAGCCTAGAAAGCAAGGCAACGGCACTTTAACACCAAGAAAAGATGTTCCATTCAGTTTCAAAGCACTTGAAAGAATGGAAGAAATTGTTGGTGACATTGTTGAAGGCGTTGCAGTTACAGCAACAAGCGGAAATGTTGAACTACAAGATCAAACATGGCCTTATGCAGAAACTGACGTAGTTGGACCACAAGTACAAAAATTAGCACGTACAGTACGTAGACAAATTGATAGTTCAATTGGTGATAAAATTGAAGCAATTTATACTCCTGCATACGAGTTATCTGATGCTAACTATGGTTATTCAAGAGACTTGTTCTTACTTAACAAGCCATTCATTAAAGCAGAGATTGAAGCATATCTAGCAGATCAATATCCAGATTTAATGTACAGCAAAACTAGATGTCTTAAAGATGTTGGATTAATTTTGGATGCTGTCGCTTACGACTTGACATATGGCGGCAACTGGATGAGTGTTGAAACAGGTAAAGCATATTTTAACGGTGCTTCTGGCAATTTACAAATTGACAGTGCAGAAAAAGCAGCAACACTTGCATCATACGCATATCTAAAAGAATTAATGCAAACAACAGGACGTAATATTACTGTTAATCCAACTTATCAAACTCCGTCAACAAACGGCGATGTATCTACAGTACCTGTTCCACAGGTTGCAGGTACAGGTGGCTCAATAGCAGTTTCAACTACTATTGGCGATTTAATGGATGATATTATTACTACTATTGATTTAGGTTATGCAAGTGCTCCAGCAATTACATATCCAACAATATCAACTGATTCAGATGCATATGTATTACAAACAGCAGTTAATGCCGATAAGTCAACAATTCAAACAGGAACAATTGACTTTATTAGTAAAAACTTTGGTAGTTTCCGTTATAATAGTGCAATATGTCGTAGAGACTTAACAAACATTATAACTGATATTGCATATGATGTTGCACTAGGTACAAACTATAATGGTGTGTTCTCAGGACTTGCTTATCAACGTCCTACAAATGCATACAACTTAACAGGGCAACGTAAAGAAACAATTGGTGCTTTACGTTATGCAAGAGATCAGCTACAAGCTGATATTACAGATGCAACAGCAGAAGCACGTAGTGATGCAGCATTTAATGAAATTGTTGATATTATTGAAAACGGATCTGCCGCAGCAGATACACTAAGTTATCCTGTACCAAGTTCGCTTCCAACTGCAAATGCAGACGATGCTTTTAATAACTTAGAAGCAAACAAGGCATTTATTGAAGCTGAAATTACTGCATGGATTGATGATCAAGTATTAGAAAATACTACAACTAATCCAGATCCAAACAGTATTTGGTTTAACTTTACATATAATTCAACAAAGTGTGCTAGAGATGTAGGCTTTATTGTTGAAGCAATGAAATATGATATTCTTTATGGTGGTACAATGTCTACTACACGTATTGCTGAATCATATTTTGGAATTTATGGCGACTCTTACCCAGCAGATCAAACAGCACAAACTGCCGCAGCATATGATAGGCTTGCAACAGTTTTAGATCAGATTGCAAGAGAAGTTCTTGTTACAACATCATCTGGTAATGCTGAAACACAAACACAGTCAGGTAGTCCAGCTACGTCAACTGAAGGCAACATTTTACTTGCAAACATGCAAATTATTGAAGACGTCCTTACAGCAGGAAACACTAATAGCATGCCAGCAGCGACATATCCAAATCTTGCTTCTCTAGGAGTAAGTGCTACACTACAAACTGAAAAAACTGCTATTGATAATGCAAAAGCACAAACAATTCTTGATGTAGTACAATATATTAGTGATACATATAATGACTTTAATTATAATCATGCTAAATGTTCAAGAGATGTTGGATTAATTATTGATGCAGCAGTTTATGATTATGCGATGAATACAAACTTTGCAGGTATGTTTGCAGCTCATTCATATTTGAGAGCTCCAAGCAGTAATGTAGTAAGCGATCAAAAGACTGCAAGTATTGCAGCATTTGAATATGCAAAGGTACAAGTACTTAATGCTATTGATGGTAACGCAACTGCTAAAGGCATTAATGCAATTAATAATACTTGGGATTGGATCGACGACACTATCTTTAATGCAACTCCAGAAGGCAGTAACAAAGGTGTTGCTGATCAGGAAGTCTGGAATGCAATTAGAATGATTGAACTAAACAAAGACTTTATGGTCTCTGAAGTTCAAAAATATGTTGATGAATGGTTTACTGTAGGCGTTTCAAACTCTACAGCAGGAACAAACGAACTTACAGTTTCTGATACTACTTGGATGGAACAAAACCAAGCAATTAGATTTGTTAATTTAGATGACTCTGCAGATGCAATTACTAATGCAGGATTAGCTTCTGGAACTACATATTATGTTAAAGATATTACTTCAGATACAACATTAACAATTTCTGCTACACCAGGTGGAACAGCAGTTTCATTAACTGGAGAAGATTTTATTACATCAGATGTTGATACAGGAAAACTTCGTGTAGATATTGAAGAAATAGTTGAAGGTGTAGTATACGATTCTTATTTTAACACAAACTATAACGCTGTAACATTAGGTTTAGACTTTGTAACTGGTGATAATGCTACACAAACTAGCAATGCTTCAACTGAAATACTCGCAGGTATTAGTAAAGCAAAAGCAGAAACAGCAGCATTGAAAGCCATAAGAACAGGTAATAGTGGAACTTGGTTAACAAGAGCAAATGCTGCATTCGACGAGGTAACTGATATTGTTACTAACGGCTCCGGCAACGCAAATGCATATTCATATACTGGCTTAACTAATGCAGCACTTCAAGTAAGAGCTAATAACTCATTTATAGTTGGAGAAGTATTAGAGTGGTTAAATCAAAACTACAATGCAATTTACACTACTATGGACACTGCTCAGTTTACAACAGAAATTGGATACGTTGTAGAAGCACTAGCATATGACTTAACATATGGAGGAAATAGTGCATCTTGGAGACTTGCAAATAGATATTTTGTAGGAAATGCGTTTATTTCTAACTTAGACAATAATAGAACAGCTGGTAACCTTGCATTTAACTACTTACAATCATTTATTGATAACATTGTACTAGATGACTCAGCAAGTTGGACTCAGTTAAGTGGTGGACTTCAGGATACTTCAAACGCTGCTGGTTCAGCAGCTGATGCAACTAAAGCACAAACACTTGTAGGAATTTTTGAATCAGCAGCTGGTAGCGGTAACAATTCAAGTTTTCCAAGTAAAACATATCCAACAAGTAACATTGGTGCAGCTGGTATAGATAAAATTGCACCTGCATTAGATAAAGCAAAACTAATTGCAAATAGAACTGTTCGTTATGTTGACAAAACATATAGTTCAATGTTTAGTTTAGAAGCAGATTATGATTATAATTTACAATTATGCACAAGAGATTTAAATGAAATTATCTTTGGTATGAAATGGGATCTAAACTATCCACAACAATGGAAACGTGCATACACAGATAGCATAACATTATATCGTCCAGGTTGCTATAGAACAAAACTAGCAGCACGTTGGTATGTAAATGCTGTTTTAGGATCGCAAGAAGAAGATTTCTACTACATGCGTAACGGTACAGGACTAAGACTACAGACACTAGACGGATTAAAAGGTGATCTAGGTCCTGCAAACGCATATGGAACAAGACGTCCAACAGCGGGTGCTTATAGTTCACTAGATCCAGGTTGGGGTCCAAATGATACTCGTGTATGGATTACTTCGCGTTCTCCATACATGCAGAACTGTACATGTTTTGGTTATGGTGCAATTGGTCAGAAAATTGACGGTGCATTGCACAACGGCGGTAACGACTCTATGGTATCAAACGACTTCACTCAGTTAATTAGTGATGGTATTGGTGCTTGGATTACTAACAATGGTAGAGCAGAACTTGTGTCAGTGTTTACATATTACTCACACGTTGGTTATCTAGCAGAAAACGGTGGACGTATACGTGCTACTAACGGTAACAACTCTTATGGCACATTTGGATCAGTAGCAGAAGGCACCGATCCAGAAGAAACTCCAGTAACTGGTGTTGTTGATAACAAGTTCCAGTATAATGCAACTATTGCAATAGTTAATACTGATGCTGATGAACTTTTAAATGTTGAATTCAACCATGCTGGTAATGAATATACTGAAGCAGAAATTGAGTTCTTTGGTCCAGGCGATAATGAAATTGTTCTTTCAGATGAATTCCGTGATGGCGCAACATATCAAGTACAAGTTGATGAAACTCCAAATGTTACTCAAGGTGGTACAGGTTACTTAAACGTATCAAACACTGCGCAGGTTGGTAGTGCAACAGGACTTACAATTTCTGCTACAGACGGTAACATTTCAACTGCATACCCGGGCATGAGAGTTCAAATTACTGGCGGTGCTGGTGTTGGTCTATATGGTATTATTGATACTTACAACGCTGGATCAAAAGCATTAACAGTTATTAGAGAATCAGACGGAGCAGCAGGATGGGATCATGTTGTTCCAGGATGGCCTTGGGAAGCACCAAACTCAACTTCAACTTATGAAATTGAAGCATATGTAGATTTTACTGCTCCAGCTAAAACAAGCGGAGCATCAACTCTACCAACTACAACAACATGGCATGCAAATAAGTGGATTCAAACAGCGGGCGAATACACAAACGTAGCGTCTGAAACAGAATCAGACGGTTTTGGCGCAACTTTTGATGTTATAAGAAATGGCAGCAAATACTATGTTACAATTAATGCAGCAGGTAGTGACTATTTACGTTTAGATACAGTAACTATTAAAGGTTCTAACTTAGACGGGGTAGATACTACTCATGATATTACAGTAACAATTACATCATTAGATGCAAATGGCGGAATTGTTGACTTTGACTTTACTGGTCATGGTAGAGCAGGATTCTTCCTAGCAGTTGGTGATAGCAGTAATGGCGCTAAGAGTTATGATGGTATTAACTGGACAGCACAAAATGTTACAGCACCAAGTGCAGGTAACTGGTCAGATATTGCCACAGGACTACTAGATGATGGATCAACAACATTCCATCCAATGGGAACAATTATTGTTGCTGACGGATCAGGAAGTATTGTAAGAACATCAGACGGTGATACTTGGACAGCAGGTTCACTTCCTGGAGCATTAAGCAGTGCAGGCGAAAATTCAATTGCATTTGGTAATGTATCATCCGGTGTTAACAGATTTGTTGTAATTAGTGATGCTGATCAAGATATTGCATACTCAGATGACGGTGGTCAAAACTGGACCTTACAATCATCTGCATTAAGTGCAATTGGGTTTGACAGTATAACATATGGTAAAGGTTTGTATGTTGCTGCAAGAACTGGAACAACAAGTGTTGCTTACTCAGACAATGGTGTTGTTTGGCAAGATACAACACTACCAGGCACAATCGCTGGAAATGTTACTTGGGGTAATGGAAGATTTGTTGTAATTGGTGGAACAAATGGTGTAATGTATTCATTAGACGGTGTTAACTGGTACAATCCTACAATTCCAGGAGCAGGAAATTTAACACTTCCATTAACTGCAACAGAAAGACAAGTTGCATACGGACAAGGCGTGTTTGTAATTACTTCAGACGACACTGACGAAATTCAGTATTCAGAAGATGGATTGTACTGGCAAGCATATACACTAACAGGCGGTGCAGTTACCGGTGGCTTTAACGCAGTTGCGTTTGGTAATCCAGAAAAAGCAGGTGTGTTTAGCATACTTCCTAATGCTAGTGGCACAGGAGCAAGATATGCTAACATTGGTGCTACTACTAAAGCAAGAGCAGGTATTGCAAATGAGCAAATATTTGAGTTTAGAATTTACGAACCAGGTTCAGGATATACAAGCGCACCTACAATTACTATTACAGATCCTAACAACATTGAAGATGTAACTCCTGTTGTTAGAATAGGTAACGGAGCACTTGCTAACCCAACCTTTATACATAGAGGTAGCGGTTATACATCATCAACTGCTTCTTTAAATGAATTAGCAAGTAATGGTAGTGCTGACTTTAACCAGTATGGCGCATATATTGCAGTAAGACAGTTAACTTCAAGACCAGTTCCAGGATCAAACGTTATATTTGACAGTTTACCAGGACAGTTCTTTAAGTTGGTTAGTACAGTATCCTTTATTGGTTCAAATGATGGATCTTATACTGCATTCTTACAAATATCACCAAGTATGACAGTTACTGATGCTCCAGTAGATGGTGACCCAGTAACAATGCGTATTAGATTCTCGCAAGTACGTCTAACAGGACACGACTTCCTAGACATTGGTACAGGTAACTTTGTAGATACTAATTATCCAGGAGTTCCGGTTAACGATCCTGTACAGTCAAACGAAACTGTAGACTCAGACGGCGGACGAGTGTTCTATACTGCTACTGACCAAGATGGTAACTTTAGAGTTGGTGATTTGTTCCAAGTTGAACAGGCAACTGGTGTTGCTACATTGAACGCTGAAGCATTTAACATTGCAGGTCTACAAGAACTTACACTGGGCGAAGTTACACTAGGCGGTAACTCAGCAAGTATTACTGAATTTAGTACAGACCCGTTCTTTACTGCAAACAGTGATACTATTGTTCCAACTCAACGTGCAATTAAAGCATACATTGAATCACAAATTGGTGGTGGTGGTGCTACACTAGTTGTTAACAGTGTTACAGCAGGTGATATTTTTATAGGCGGTACACAAATTACAACAGTAAGTGGTTCACCAATTAACATCAGAGCAAATGTAGTGTTTAGTGGAACAGTACTAGGATATCCTTTAGCATGGAATTACTTCCAGCGATAAGGGGAATGGATAAATATTAATAGATAATGTTGAAACATCTAGCATATAACAGGAGATTTAAAAAATGGCAAACGGAGTATTAGGATCAGCGGATCTAGCAGCAGCAACGTATACTGAAATATACGACTGTCCTAATGATAACTTCGCAGTAGTATCGGTGAATTTTTGTAATAAAAACTCATCTTCAGTGACTGTAAGGTTAGCATTAGCAAAACCAGGACAAGCATTACCACAAGGCGACGATTACTTAGAATATGAAACAGAAATTCTACCAAACGGTGTACTTGAAAGAACTGGTATTGTTCTAGAAGCAGATAGAAAAGTATTTGCTCGTTCATCAGATGCAAATACAACATGTGTTGTATATGGCATTGAAACATCGACAGCATAAGGAATAAACTATGGCTAGAAAAGTATCAACAGGTAAAGTAGGTAGACCGATATTAGGTCAAATTGTTGTTGAAGATAATTCAATTTCCGGCATCATTGCTAACGCAGATGTTGTGTTAGAACCAAATGGTACTGGTATTGTTAAATCGACAGCATCAATGCAAGTCAACGACGGTAATGAATTAAGATTAGCAGATTCAGATAGTACAAATTATGTTGCACTTAAATCTCCGGCAGCAGTTACTAACAATGTATCTTTTACATTACCAGGAGCAGACGGAACTAATGGGTACGTTTTAAGTACAAACGGTTCGGGTGCATTAAGTTGGACACAAAAGACGCTTGCACTAGCAAGTGATACAGCAAGTGGAAATGTTGGAGTATTGCTTTCAAGTGAAACTGGAAGTACTCTTTCTAGCGTTAAGTATTCAAGTAGAATTCAATTTGCTCCTAACACAGGTAATTTAACTATTACTGGCGGGTTAAGTGCAGCCTCAGGTACTTTTACTGGAGCAGTTAGTGCTGCATCATTTAGTACAACAGGCGGTGCAAGTTTTGGTGCAAATATTACTATTACAGGAACATTAAGTGCAGCATCTGTTACTACAACCGGCGACATTACAGCTGGCGGTGACGTTATTTCAAACTCAGACGTAAGATTGAAATCTAATATTACAGATATTAAAGATGCACTATCAAAAGTTTTAAGACTAAAAGGCAAGCAGTATACAATGAATGGTAGAGATAACCAAATTGGTTTAATTGCTCAAGACGTTGAAGAAGTATTACCACAAATGGTACATACACAAAAAGACGAAATGGGTACTAAAGCAATTAACTATCAAAACATGGTTGCACTATTAGTTGAAGCAGTAAAAGATTTACAAGCAGAAATAAACGAACTAAAAGGATTGAAGGGGACTGCATAAATGGCATTCTACATCGGAACCCAAGAAGTTACAGCAGTACCGGCAGGTAGCGATGCAACTCGCGGTGCTGAACTTATGGCAGATGGTGAAGGTTCAGCATTTTGGGGCTACATGGGCGGCGGATCACTAGGCATAGGTCAAGTTGATAACAATGCTTGGAGATATCGTTCCATTTACACGCATGGATATCTAGCAGCAGGCTATAAAGGATCTAATCCATGGCGTAGTGTAAACAAAACTTGGCATTTAACCGATACAACACTTTACTGTGGTGAACAATTATCATTTACTCAAGCATACACAGATGGTAACTATAGTGACTTTTATGGTTATATTGTATCTGGTGGTGGCTTTAGTGGCGCAACAGCAAATATTTCGAGTTATAGTCTAGCAAACGGAAGTATACGTATGTTTACTGCTGATGGATTTTCATCTAGTGGTATTAGTTATGGATACGTAGGCAATGATCCAAAGAACGAAGGACTAGGTTATGGTTCTGCTGGCTTTGGTAACCACGTAGGTGGTATGGCAATGGACGTAGCCAGAGTTGATTGTTCAGCTTGTTCAGACATCAAAGGACAAGGTGGATGGATTAACGGTGGCAACTCTAGTGCAACTAACCGTATGCATTTTCCGAGTGAAGTTATGTATACTGGTTGGGATTCAGGTCAAAGCGGTAGAGGAAATTCAGCAGCTTCGGGAGAACTTAGAGGTTATTTTGAATGGGGATCCGACTATCGATATGTAACTTGGTCAAACTCAACATGGTCTGGTACCGGTGTTTGGGGTGGTTGGGGTAAAGACTTCCATTGTAAAATACAATCAACTAAATGGGGACACCATTATGTTGGTA